TTCCTGTCGTTTCAATGATAGATGCTTTAAAAGGAATAAAAGCAAGAGGTATAGTACAAAGAGCAGCGGATGCTGGAATAAAAGCAGATAAGTATAATTTAGCATATAAAGAAGTTTTAGCAGAACTTGATTTAGAATTTTCTGTCAATAATGAGAGTATTTCAGATATAATAAATTTTAATAAAGAGATAGTTATAAAAATGCATCAAGGTGGAGATATACACCAGCAATTTATGAGACATGCAGATACAACAAATGTTGAAAAAATACTAGAGTTGATAGCAGATAGACTCATACAGAAAAGTAGTGATCCAGAATATCAAACTTCCAAAGCACCTATAAAAAGGTATGAAGAAATAGCTATAGCTGCCATAATGCAAATGTTTAATGGTACTAAGCTAGATATGCGAAGAAAAGTAAATCAACAATTAGTTAATACTTACGCAAAAAGATTAAAAGAAAAAAGTAAAGGAAAGGGCGGCATAAAGTATGCAGGAAAAGTCTTAGCAACAAAAACAATGTCTTCAACAAGACGAAAATCTTCAAGAAGACGAATGACACAAACGGCTAGTACAGCCGCTAATAATCAAGGAGCTGTAGCATTAAAAGAGTTATTAAATCAAGTTCTGCCTGATATGTTACTTGCAAAGATGCAAGCACCAGCATTAGTAAATAGAACAGGAAGATTTAGAAATTCTGCAGAAGTAACAAATACTATGATTGGTCCAAGAGGGGGAGTGCAAGTAGACTATACATATCAAAGAAATCCTTACGAAGTCTTTGAGCCTGGTGGAAGATTATATACACCAGATAGAAATCCTCAAAAGATAATAGGAGAAACAATAAGAGAAGTTGCTCAACAAATAATGGGCAGAAAATTTATAAAGACTAGGAGAGTATAATGGCAAAAAGAGATTACACAACACGCAGAAGTGCCATTGTAAATGCTTTCGTAGACAAATTAGAACAAATTAATGGAACAGGTAATTTTAAAACAACTGTTGCAAGTGTAGAACCGAGACTTAAGTTTTGGGATGAAATCTCAGAGTTTCCTGCAGTACATGTAAATGCAGGTGGCGAAGTTAGACAATATGAGGGAGCTGATTTTAAGTTTCGTTTTCTTACTCTAACATTTCGTTGTTATGTAAATGAAGATGATGCAGTTCCAGCACTTGAAAAATTACTTGAAGATGTTGAGACAGTAATTGAAACAAATAATCCAATTACTTATACAGATGCCTTAGGAGGCACTCAATCAACAATACAAACAACTATAAACTCCATTGATACAGACGAAGGAGTTTTAGAACCTTTTGGAATCGGTGAAATGATTTGCACCGTCCAATATTAAGAAAACGGTAAGGCAGACAAAAGTCTCGCCAACCCCTTTTCAAAGAAAGATAGGAGTATAAAATGGCTGATACATTTTATTTTAGTCGGGATACCAAAGTTCATCTAACAGATAGTGCGGGTGCAATATATAATATACCTGTGTTGGATGGATTTAGTTTTTCTCAGGCGACAAACGTTACAGAAGTAACACTAAATGAGATGGCAACATCATCAGGTGTAAGTAGAAGAGCTAGACAAATGTTTACCGATTCTTATGCACCAGCTGAATGGTCTTTCTCAACATACATCAGACCTTTTAAATCTGGTGGTGCAGGCTCAGGCGGAGAACATAGTGCAGTTGCTCACCACATGGTGGAAGAGGCTCTATGGAACGCTTTAGCAGGTAGTGGAGCAGTAGGAGCTTCTGGAACAGCTTTAACAGCAGACGGAACAGATGCAAATATAGCTTTTACTAACTCAAACAAAGTCTCTCTAGACACCTTTGATTTACATTTTGAAATGGGTAGTGGCAAAGCTAGTCCAACAATTTATAAGATAGAAGGTTGTGTTGTAAATGAAGTTTCAATTGATTTTGATATTGACGGTATTGCTACTGCAAACTGGTCAGGATTTGGTAAAATCATAACAGAAGTAGCTTCAATGACAACAGCAACTATCTATGAAGGAACAGCTGCTGGAGATACAAATAACTTTATTAGAAACAGATTAACAGATTTAACTGTAACTAATGATGTTGTAACAGATACAGTTAATGGAGCAGTATCAAGTTCTACATCTGTAACTTTAGATAATGGTAGTTCATTAATTAAAGTCGGACAGGTTGTTTCAGGAACTGGAGTAACTGCAGGAACTACTGTAGCTGCAATATCAGGTACTACTTTGACATTAAGTGCTGCAATGACTATCGCTGATGGTGCAACACTTACTTTCTCAAATGTAGGTATGACTGATACATATACATTAACACTAACTGGTGGAAACGTTACTATTGGAAACAATATTACTTTCTTAACACCAGAAACACTAGGCAGCGTTAACCAGCCTCTAGGACATGTTACAGGAACTCGTTCTGTATCAGGTAACTTTACTTGTTACTTAAATACTCCTTCATCTGGTGCTTCTAGTGCAGATTTATTTGAAGATATTATTGAATCAACTTCAGTAATCACAAATTCATTTGATTTAACATTTACTGTCGGTGGAACAGGTAACACTCCAAGAATGGTTATTAACTTAGATAACTGTCACCTTGAAGTACCAACACACTCAATTGATGATATTATTAGCTTGGAAACAAACTTCCATGCCTTACCAACATCAGTTGATGCAAAAGATGAAGTAGACTTAATCTTTGTCGGACCAACAGTATCATAATTTAACAGGGAGGGGCAACCCTCCCTCTTTTACAGGAATTTTCAATGACAGAAGAAAACAAAACAATATCACTAGCGAGTTTATTAACTCCAAGTAAAACAGTAACACTTGACTATCCAGGAATGAGCGGATTTACAGTTGATGTTTGTTACTTAGCACGTGAAGAATTACTAAAACTTAGAAATCGTTGTCTTTCTCAAAAATTTAATCGTAAGACTAGAGGATTTGAGGAACAACTAGATGAAGATAAATTTTTAGTAGAGTATGTAAAGGCAGTCATAAAGGGATGGAGTGGCTTAAAATATTCTTACTTAGAAGAGCTTCTATTGGTGGATATTAGCGCACTAAATTCTAATGATGAACTTCCATACAACCAAGAAAATGCTGAGACTCTTATGAAGAACGCAGCAGATTTTGACACTTGGGTATCTGAAGTCACAGGAGATTTAGAAAATTTTACGAAGACCAAGTAAAGAAAGTACTTGGTCTTATAGAAAAACAATATAAGCGAGGTCAGCTTGAATACGACACATATTTAGATGTATGTGAGCAAAAAGGTATTGAACCTGAACCTGATGAAATGCCACCAACTATGCAAGACTATCCTCTTGAAGTTCAGGTGGCTTTTTTATTGCACGACCTTTTACCCGACCGCTGGGAAGGAATGAGTGGATCCTACTTAGGCAAGGATTACTCTTCTTTAGGTTTGCTACTTGAAACTTGGGAAGTAGAAGATAAACAAACTTGCATATTTTTTATAAAAAATATAGAGGCACATAATTCTAGAAAAATAAACGAAGATCTAGAAAGTAAACGTAAAGCTAACGAAAGAAAAGCTAAAGCAGGTTCCAAACAAGGCAAGCCTGGTATAAATGTTCAAGGTTAATGGCAAAGAAAAAATTAGAAGCAGCTGAAATTATTATTAAACTTTCCGATGGAAAGAGTATAAAGCTATTCGGCGATCAAGTAAAGAAAGCTACAAAAGATGTAGATAATCTTAGCAAATCTGAAGCTACTTTAAATCGTAATTTTAAAGGAGCATCTCAACAATCCTCAAACACAACCAAAAACTTCTCTAAGATGGCTCAGGGCATCACAGGAGGACTTGTGCCTGCATATGCTACCCTTGCTGCTAATATATTTGCTATTACAGCTGCTTTCAGATTCTTACAAGATGCCGCTAATTACAGAATACTTATAGAAGGACAAAGAGAATACGCAAGAATAACAGGAGAATCTTTAGCTCTTATTACAAGAAGATTACAAGAGGCAACTGGTCAGCAGTTAGCGTTTAGTGAAGCTGCTCAATCAGTGGCGATAGCAAGAGCTGCAGGACTAACAACAGATCAAATATCTAGACTTGGAGCAGTAGCACGAAATGCTTCTATTGCACTAGGCAGAGATTTAACAGATTCACTTAATCGTTTAATAAGAGGTACAACAAAAGCTGAACCAGAATTATTAGATGAATTAGGTATTATATTAAGATTAGAACAAGCAGCTGCTAACTATGGACTAAAAATAGGTAAAGCAGCAAAAAACTTAAGTATATTTGAAAAATCACAGGCAGTTGTAAACGAAGTTTTAGAACAAGGTGAAACTAAATTTGGTGAGTTTAATACTGAACTAAATGCATTTACTAAGTTAGCTAAATCTTTTGATGATCTATTAAACAGACTAAAGAAAAGTTTAACTGGTGTTGCAGAATTTATGGCAAAAGCATTTAGCCAAAATACTTTAGCACTTGCGGGAGCAGGAACACTTTTAACAACAGGAATTACACAAGCAATTACTCCAGACGCCCCACAGTTTTCTACTTTTGAAGCCGGAGAAGCTGCTAGAGAAAGATTAGGAAGTTTTTATAAAGGAAAAAGAGATATCAGTACTATTGACTCTAAAGGATTAGATGCAATGGAAAGAGATAT